CATGTGCTGCTAAAACTCAAATGATCTATGCCAATCCTATTGGTAAGATTTCTACTAGAGATTTTATCTTTACAAAAGCAGACGAGGGGACTATACTAGTATATCCCTCTAGTGTTCTTCTTCAATCATTCCCATTCTACACTTCCGATGAAGAATGTGTTGTGATGAGAGGATCATTTGTTATTGAAGAAACTCCCCTCCGTAACTGATGGCAAAATATCCATTGAAGACACCCCTTCGATATCCTGGCGGTAAGTCGAAGGCAATCCCAACACTCGCACCTCTGCTTCCGTCTACTCTGAAGCATTATCGTGAGCCATTCATTGGTGGTGGATCAATGGCAATCTATGTTGCCCAGGCATATCCCAGTGCCGATATATGGATCAATGACTTGTACGTTCCTCTGTACAACTTCTGGGTACAGTTGAGGGACAATGGTGAGGAATTGTCAGAGAGGATCTATGAAATTAAATCTAAGATCATCAATGATGATGAAGCCCATGAGAAACTCTTCACAGAGATTTCTGAGTCTATTGATAGTCAGACTGGTGTAGACCAAGCGATCAGTTTCTTCATCATGAATAAGTGCTCTTATTCTGGTCTTACTCAGAATAGTAGTTTCTCTGTAACTGCTTCCAGAGCGAACTTCTCTCTTGTAGGAGCACAGAAACTCAGAAAGTTTTCCAATCTAATTAGGAATTGGAAGATCACCAATATTGATTATTCCAATCTTCTTGGTGGTGAGGATGATGATACCTTTATCTTCTTGGATCCTCCTTATGACATCAAAGACTTTCTGTATGGAAAGAACCGTGAGATGCACAAGTCTTTTGACCATGAACGATTTGCTGAAGAGGTTTACAAGATCAATAACAAGTTCATGATTACCTACAACGTGAACGACAGACTCTTGGAACTGTATAAAGATTACGAGTGTAGTGAGTTTGATCTCCGTTATTCCATGGTTCACCGTGGTGACAAGGGAACTAAAGATAATGTGAAGAAAGAATTGTTAGTGACTAACTATAAGAATGCAGTCAATAGTTTGGAGAACTTTTTATGAAATGCGAAGTTAAACTCTATGTCGCTGGTCAGGTCTTCAAGGAAGAAGTTTATGCCCGTGACTATCAACACGCAAGACAAATCGCTCTTGCTAGAAATCCTGGAGCTACAGTTGTTGGTATCAATGCAAAGATGTGATGTGGAGACTTTGGTGCAAAGCCTTAGGTGAGAAGGATGGACGAAATGATCGAGAAGCAAATTTTATTGCTGGCATCCGTACCTGTATTTTTATTAGTTACTTGGTCACTAACACTTTTATTATATCTGGAGTAATCAGGCACTGGAATGGAACTAAAGGACTGGCTCAAATCAATCAACGAGACCAAAAAGAATATCTTAGACGAGGATCCGACAGAGAAGTATCCTGCCTTCATCGTGAACAAATGTCTGTCGGGATCTATTGATTCTCTGATGTTTGCTAATGAGATGAATAAGCATCATTCATTGGATCTTAAACTTCAATATGATTTTTTTCTAAATAGTTTGCGTAAAAAGAAAAGATTCTCTCCCTGGCTTCGCAAGGAGAAAGTGAAAGATCTTGATGCTGTTAAATCTTATTATGGTTATAGTAATGAGAAGGCGCAGCAAGCACTTAAAATTCTAAACAAAGATCAACTTGAATACATCAAGTCTAGACTTGATACTGGAGGAATGAAATGAGCGTCGTGCAAGAACCTGAAGTCAACTGGGATCCTAGCCAAATGGTTGAGGTTGTCCTATCTGAACCAGATGATTTTCTTAAGGTTCGTGAAACCCTAACTCGTATTGGTGTTGCTTCTCGCAAGGAAAAGAAGTTATATCAGTCATGTCATATCCTTCATAAGCAGGGCAAGTATTATATTGTCCACTTTAAAGAACTGTTTGCCTTGGATGGCAAGAGAGCAAACCTTACGGTGAACGATGTTCAACGTCGTAATCGTATTGTTCAGTTACTTGCTGACTGGGGACTGGTTGAAATCTGTTCTCTTGGGCAAGAAAAGATTGCAGATCTTGCACCTTTGAATCAGATTAAAGTCTTATCGTTCAAAGATAAGGGTGAGTGGATTTTGGAAACGAAATATAACATTGGTCGTAAGAAGGTAGAGGTAACCGAATAAATAGAATGTCACCCTTCGTGCGTGACACGCTACATACGGAATATACGCTACTAAAAGACGGGTTACCACACCCGTCTTTTTTATGTTTTATGGTTAAATAGTAGTGGATATCTAAACCTTTAATATAGATTTGTCTTATTAAAGGTTTATGTATTATCCTTTAATAACGGTTGCCTTCTGGGACCACACAATCTAATCTCGCTTTAAAAGGAGAAGTACAAATGACTAACCTCGCACGTTATCACACTGCCGATCTTCCTGCGCTCCTTGATAGGATTACAAGGAACAGTATTGGTCTGGATGATTACTTTGAAAGAATCTTTGAACAAACAACTTCATCTAATTACCCTCCATACAATCTGATTCAGTTAAATAATCATGAGTCTATTTTAGAAATTGCATTAGCAGGATTTAAAAAGGAGGAGGTAAATGTTTTCACAGAGTATGGAAAACTTTTTATCAAAGGGCAAAAGGTGGAAGGGGAGGACAGAACGTTTGTCCACAAGGGTCTGGCTCAAAGAAGTTTTGAACGAGTCTGGACTATATCCGACGACACAGAAATCCAAGAGGTCACGTTCGAAGACGGACTATTGGTGGTCAAACTCGGAAAAGTAATTCCAGAACATCATCAACGAAAGGATTATCTCTAAATACAACTGACTATCGTCGGCGCAGACAGGGAGGTAACTGGCACACTCCAGTTGACACCTCCCTTTTTCATTGGTATAATAAGTAAAGGTTAAAGTATCTCATGTCTGTAAAACTTGTTTTGCTCAAGTCTGGTGAGCAAGTAATCTCTGATGTAAAACAAATTTTTTCTGGAGAGAAAGTCAATGGGTTCTTGTTTGAGAATCCTCTGGTTGTTCATACTGATGTTGGCAATCTCCTCCTGACAGAGGATGGTGTCCAAACACCAGATAAGTTGGGTGTGCGTTTAGAGTCTTGGATCGCTTTGAGTGCAGACAAAAAGATGGTAATTTCAAAAGATTGGATTGTCACCTATGTAGATCCAATCAAAGAACTTTTAGACATGTATGAGGAATGTACAGATGGAGGAGAAGAAGATGGTGAAGTGTCTTTTACTGAAGAATAATACGCTGCTGATTGCCACAGTTGAAGAAGTAATCGGACAGATTGGTGAACCAGATTGTCGTTTAATCAAACCATATTTGGTTGAGAGACCTTCACTTGAGATTACAGACTGGTTGGATTTCACCAACCAAAATGATATAATGATTAGGTCAGATGATGTCCTGACCTTCGTTGACCCTAAGGGTGAACTACTTGACAAATACTTAAAACAGATTGAATGAAGTTCTACACTAACGTTCAGATGGTCGGGGACAAGTTTCTTGTCAGGGGTTATGAAGATGGCAAACACTTCATGGTCCGTGAGGAATTTCAACCGACTCTTTTTGTGCCTTCTAAAAAGAAGACCAACTATAAAACGCTTGAGGGTGAGTATGTACAGTCTGTAAAACCTGGCACCGTTCGGGAATGTCGTGAGTTTTTCAAGCAGTATGACGGTGTAGACGGATTTGAGATCTATGGTAACGAGAGATATATCTATCAATACATTGCAGAGAAATACCCTGAAGAAGAGATTAAGTTTGATATTAGCAAGATTCGTCTTCTGACGATTGACATTGAGACCCGTTCAGAGAACGGGTTTCCTGATGTCGAGTCCGCTGACCAGGAGATTCTTCTCATCACGGTGCAGGACTATACCACTAAAGAGATTATCACTTGGGGTGTTGGACCTTTCAAACTGAAGCAAGGTAACCACTACTACAAGCAGTTCAACAATGAGTATGATATGCTCTCCGACTTCAGTCAGTGGTGGGAAGAGAACATGCCTGATGTGGTCACTGGGTGGAATATTCAACTGTTCGATATCCCATACCTTGTGGGACGTATTGACCGTGTTCTAGGGGAGAAGAGGTGCCGTAGGTTCTCTCCCTGGGGTCTGGTGAGTCAGAAAGAACTGTATATCAAAGGTAAGCAATACAAGACCTATGACGTGGGTGGTATCACTCAATTGGATTACCTTGAGTTGTATCGTAAGTTTACTTACACCAACCAGGAATCTTATCGTCTGGATTATATTGCAAGCGTAGAACTGGGACAGAAGAAACTTGATCACTCTGAGTTCGATACTTTCCAAGACTTCTACACTAATGGTTGGCAGAAGTTCGTAGAATACAACATCATTGACGTGGAACTTGTTGACCGTCTGGAAGACAAGATGAAACTTATCGAACTTGCAATTACTATGGCATATGATGCCAAGGTGAACTATAATGATGTTTTCTACCAGGTACGGATGTGGGACACCATCATCTACAACTACCTGAAGAAAAACAACATCGTTATTCCTCCTAAAAAGGATTCATCTAAGAGTGACAAGTATGCTGGTGCCTACGTTAAAGAACCGATTCCTGGGCGTTATGATTGGGTGGTCAGTTTTGACCTTAATTCCCTGTACCCTCATCTTATCATGCAGTACAACATCTCCCCAGAAACCCTGGTGGAGGAGCGGCATCCAACAGCAAACGTTGACCGTGTACTTAATGAGGAGATAAATTTTGAGATGCACAAGGACTATGCTGTCTGTGCTAACGGTGCAATGTATCGTAAGGACGTGCGTGGTTTCTTGCCAGAACTAATGGACAAGATGTATGGTGAACGTGTCATCTTCAAGAAAAGGATGCTCAAGGCAAAGCAGGAGTACGAGAAGACTCCTACTGATGCACTTAAAAAGGAGATCTCCAGATGTAACAACATTCAAATGGCGAAGAAGATTGCTCTTAACTCTGCTTATGGTGCTATTGGTAATCAATATTTCAGGTATTACAAACTAGCAAACGCAGAAGCAATCACACTCTCGGGTCAAGTCTCAATTCGTTGGATTGAGAACCGTATGAATGAATACCTAAATAAACTCTTGTCCACAGAAAACGAGGACTATGTTATCGCATCAGATACTGATTCGATCTATCTTAATCTTGGACCTATCGTTGATGAATTTTTTGGTGCTAAGTCTGGCGACAAAGCAGCAATTGTTTCCATACTTGATAAGATCTGCCAAGAAAAACTGGAACCTTTTATCGAATCATCATATCAAAATCTGGCAACGTATGTTAATGCGTATGATCAGAAGATGAGCATGAAACGTGAGAATATTGCCGATCGTGGTATTTGGACTGCCAAGAAACGGTATATTCTCAACGTATGGAACAGTGAGGGTGTGGCATATGCTGAACCAAAACTAAAGATTATGGGCATTGAGGCAGTCAAGTCATCGACTCCTGCTGCATGTCGTGTTATGATTAAGGAAGCCCTGAAACTTATGATGACGGGCACAGAAGATGATGTGATTGATTATATTGATAAGTGTAGAACTAAATTCAAATCGCTCCCACCAGAGGACGTTTCTTTTCCTAGATCGGTCTCTGATGTTCAGAAGTATAAGAGTAGCAGTAGCATTTATGTGAAGGGAACTCCTATCCATTGTCGTGGTGCTTTAATGTTCAATCACCTTATCAAAGAGAGAAAGCTTACAAATAAATACTCCCTGATTGATAACGGTGAGAAGATCAAGTTCTGCTACTTGAAAAGTCCAAACCCCATTCATGAGAATGTAATTTCATTCATTCAAGACTTTCCTAAAGAACTGGATCTGAACAAGTATATAGATTACGAATTGCAATTTGAAAAATCTTTCTTAGATCCTTTAAAAATTATTCTTGATGTTATCGGATGGAACATTGAGAAGACTGTAAACCTCGAACTATTCTTCGCATGAAAGACCAAAACACTATCCCAGATGGTGAAACTAAACAAGACAAGTGGAACAGAGGTCTTGATATTTTCATTGAGTCTGTTATTGAACCAGATCCTACTCTCAGAGCCTGCGCTCACAATCAAAAATGTTTCCATGAATTGATGGATGTTCGTGAGAATGTGCTAGAATACCTAAAGACATTGAGGTGGCATTGATGGATTTGCCTATTAATGATGAGGAACTCGCAACTATTGTAAGTGCATTGCGACTGGGTGGTGACGCTGCTCTTTATCAGAAACTAAAGATCATCAAAGAAGTTCGTGAAGAAAATCCTGGTGGTCCTTATAAGAAAATTATTCGTGAACAGTTTGGGTTTGTTATTTGATGGACTTTCTAAAGGATATTGTAAAAGAGATTGGTGATGAATACACCAAACTAGCAGCAGACATTGAAGAGAATGAAGAATTTGTTGACACAGGTTCGTACATTTTTAATGCACTCGTATCAGGTAGTGTATTTGGTGGTGTATCTAGGAATAAGATTACTGCTATTGCTGGAGAGTCTTCTACTGGAAAGACTTTCTTCAGTCTCGCCGTGGTTAAGAATTTTCTCGATTCCAATCCCGATGGTTATTGTCTCTATTTTGATACTGAGGCAGCTGTTAATAAGGGATTACTTGAGTCCAGAGGCATTGACCTTAGCAGGGTTGTCGTAGTCAATGTTGTTACCATTGAAGAGTTTCGTGCCAAGGCACTCAAAGCGGTTGATATCTATCTGAAGAAAGATGCTGACGAACGCAAACCTTGTATGTTTGTGTTGGATTCTCTTGGCATGTTGTCTACCGAGAAGGAGATTACCGATGCTCTGAACGATAAGCAAGTTCGTGATATGACAAAATCACAACTGGTCAAAGGTGCCTTTCGTATGTTGACATTGAAGTTGGGACAGGCTAACATACCTATGATTGTCACGAACCACACTTATGATGTCATCGGTTCTTATGTTCCTACTAAAGAGATGGGTGGTGGTAGTGGTCTTAAGTATGCTGCCTCTACCATCATATATCTCAGCAAGAAAAAAGAAAAAGTTGGAACAGATATCGTCGGAAACATTATCAAGGCAAAGACTGCTAAGTCACGTCTGAGCAAGGAGAACCAAGATGTGGAAGTGCGTCTTTATTACGATGAGCGTGGTCTTGATCGTTATTACGGTCTTCTTGAACTCGGTGAGGTTGGCGGACTTTGGAAGAACGTCGCAGGACGATATGAAATTGATGGTAAGAAACTCTATGCAAAACAAATCCTTGCCGAACCAGAAAAGTATTTTACTGCAGAAGTAATGCAGGCACTTGATGAAACTGCACAGAAGGAGTTTGCTTATGGAGCTTCTGTCTGATTACGTTAGAGTATATGATGATGCTCTAGATACAGAATTTTGTAAGAAACTAGTTAGTTTCTTTGAGGCAAATAAAGTCTTTCATGATCCAGTAGATCATGGAGGACTTCCTACTTTTACTCAATATAATCTTACAGAAAGTCTTGGAGCTTCTCATCCATTCTCAAAAGAACTTGCTAGTGCATGTAAAGAACATACTCAAAAGTATGCAGAAGATCTAAGAATCAAGTTTCTACCAAAGAAACATTCTTGGGAAATGTTTCGCATAAAAAAATATGTTCCTGGTGGCAAGGAAAGATTTGATGAGCATGTAGACGTTGCTGATTACAAATCTGCCAAGAGATATCTCGCTTTCTTCATCTATCTGAATGATGTTGATGAAGGTGGTGAAACTCTCTTTAGTGGTTATAATGGTGACATGAACCACGTCAAACCAAAGAGTGGTAGAATGGTCGTATTTCCTCCTCTTTGGATGTTTCCACATTCTGGTTTACCCCCAGTGAGCGGAGACAAGTATATCGTTAGTGGTTATTTTCATTACCTATGAAGGACAGAATCGAAAGTACAATCCTTACTAATCTGATTTACAATGAAGAATACCTGAGAAAGGTTCTGCCTCATATTGAACCAGATTATTTTGACAATAGGATTGAGAGAGTCTTGTTTGAAGAGGTCTCACAGTTCATTGCAAAATATGATAAGCTTCCATCTCAGGAAATTATTTCTATTGAGATTAAGAATAGAACTGATTTGACTCAGGATGAATACTCTGATGCATTGAAGATTGTAAGTCTTCTAGTTCCACAAGAGATTAATCAGAGTTGGTTGCTTGATAGTACAGAGAAGTGGTGTAAGGATCGTGCCATTTATTTGGCATTGATGGAGTCTATCCGTATTGCGGATGGTGGTGACGAGAAGAAGAGTAGGGATGCTATCCCAACAATTCTTCAGGATGCCTTAGCGGTCTGTTTTGACAACAACGTTGGTCATGATTACTTGGAAGATTATGAGGAACGATATGATTTCTATCACCAGAAAGAAGACAAGATTCCCTTTGATCTCGAATTCTTTAACAAGATTACAAAGGGTGGTCTCCCGAATAAAACTCTTAACATTGCTTTGGCTGGCACTGGTGTCGGTAAGAGTCTCTTTATGTGCCATGTCGCATCTTCCGTCTTACTACAGGGGAAGAATGTGCTTTATATCACGCTTGAGATGGCTGAAGAAAAAATTGCAGAACGAATTGACGCTAATCTCCTTAACGTAAATATTCAGGATATTGGTGACCTTCCAAAACAGATGTTTGAAAGCAAGGTAACCAACCTTACCAAGAAGACTCAGGGAACTCTTATAATTAAAGAGTACCCTACTGCTGCTGCTCATGAAGGTCACTTCAGAGCACTTTTGAATGAACTTCAACTTAAGCGGTCATTTAAACCAGACATCATTTTTATTGATTATCTCAATATTTGTGCTAGTTCCCGCTATAGCAAACTTGGTTCTGTCAATTCATATAGCTATATTAAGTCTATTGCAGAAGAGCTTAGAGGATTGGCTTGCGAAGCCGAGGTCCCTATCATATCTGCCACCCAGACCACTCGTAGCGGTTATAGTAGCAGTGACGTTGACCTTACTGACACTTCTGAGTCCTTTGGTCTCCCTGCTACTGCTGATCTTATGTTTGCCCTTATTAGCACCGAGGAGTTGGAAGGACTAAATCAAATCATGGTCAAACAGTTGAAAAACCGTTATAATGACCTTAGTGTCTTCAAGAGATTTGTTGTTGGCATTGATAGGGCAAAGATGCGTCTGTATGATTGTGAACAATCAGCGCAAGATGATATCCTTGACAGGGGTGATGAAATCGAATACAATGAAGAGACACCACTTAAAGATAAGTTTGCTAAACTAAACTTCTAATGTTAAAAAAGTATAACCCTGCTGTTTATTACTCAGTAATTTCAAAAAAAGATGGCAGGAAGATTGCTGATTGTGGGTGGGAAAGTGATGCCATCATGCTGGTCAGTTACGATCCTGAAAATAGAGAGTATGTGAAAAGCACAAATCATTTGATGGGTCCTGTAGTTGATATTGAAATCCCCAAAGAACTCCCTACTAGCGAAGTTGTTACTTGGGACGGAGTTGAATTTGCAGGAGATTATGAAGGACCACTCTATGCTCCACACCCCGATCTTATAGAACCAAAGCAAGAAAAATACTTGCCTGATTCCCAACAAGAACCATTTATTCCCACTTATCATGATTGATTACGAAAAGTACAAAGAGTTTGTCAATGCCGTCACGTCAAAAGAAAGTAAAGACAGTTACGATTTCGGTGCAAGAGTTGTCGATCTCATCGAAAAAGACAACTTTCCTGTCGAGCGATTGCTTACTGCTTCTGTAGGCATGTGTGCTGAGGCAGGTGAGTTTACTGAAATCATTAAGAAGATTATTTTCCAAGGCAAACCTGTCAACGAAGATAACCTGTTTCACCTGAAGCGTGAACTGGGTGACATCATGTGGTATGTTATGCAGGCATGTATGGGTCTTGATATCTCTCTTGATGAAATCGTGCAGATGAATATTGATAAACTCAAAGCACGTTATCCTGGTGGTGAGTTTGATGCTCACTATTCTGAAAACCGTAAAGAAGGAGATGTCTGATGGACGCTGCAGTAGAAGCATGGAACACAATGACTTGGTTCGACGGGTTTCTTTTCACCGTTTGGATCGCAGCATTGTATTTTGGTAAACTAAAACTCGATCAAAAGTTTGCTCGTAAAACCATTTACAAAGTTAAACTGGTCGATGATGCTAGAGACCAAAAGAAAATTGATGATAAATTAAATTACGACACTTATAGCAAATGACTACATTCAACTTAGAACTTTCACCCATTCAAGCTTTCTTGGTTCATGAAGCGTTGGTGGAAACACAGAAAGGATTCACACAAGATCCAAAGTGTGTGCCTGATCGGATTGTCGTTGTCCGTGAAGTGATAGAATCTATCGAAAAACATCTGGAGGAAGTAACTGATGGCACTGTCTGATTCAGTAAAATTTAGTTTGGAAGAAGCAGAATCTCATCTGAGAAATGCTCTTTCCTTTGCTGCTAGGCAAGAACGTCCAATGGTCTGCACTGCAATTGCAGACATGATCAAACAGATTGCAACAATGCAACACGCTGATGATATCCTAGATAAACTAGAGAATCGTGAACCTGGTAGCAGTGGATTGTTTGGAAACTTTCTAGACGACGAAGAGTAATGTATACGGTCTGGATTCATGTGGTAGCATTTTTCCAAGTCGTCGTGGTGAACTGCATTCAACCAGTCAATTGGAAATATTGTTACCGTGTGGACCAGTGGTTAATACCTGATATTATGGAAGGATATGAAATCTGGACAAAACAAAAGCATCCCTATCAATCAGAAAAGGAATATCTTTCCAATGTACAGGGAACCACACCTACAGAGAAAAAGTGATAAGTGTGCTGCGCTTTGGAGAGAATGGTATAACTATAAGTTTGGTTTGAAAGATGAAGAAAAAGCAAAAGAATATAGAGAACTCTGGGGTAAGTGTGTAGATGAACATTCCAAAATGATTCAAGCAGTAGTAAATGAAAATCCCATATACAATACTGAAAATTTGCTCTAAATAAGAGGGAAGAATAGTCCCTCTTTTTTATGCCTAGAGAAATCTCTGAACCTAATTCTGATCCAGACTATTATGATATGTACGAAGCCAAAGGTATGGCTCACTACTTCAAGTCTGGTGGTGGGGGATTCATGTATGAAGATAAACTGTATTACCAATACAAACAGATTGGTTTAGTTCCACCATCTTTTGTTCCTGCTGGAGCTGCTAATGATCTTCCAGATTTGATGTTGGAGGTAGCACCATCATCTAATGCTGCTGGAGGAACTCCAGCGAAAGCAAAGAAGAGAATAAAATTAGAAGTTAAATTAGATACTGCTGCTGACTTTGGTCAGAGTGGACTTAAGTGTAAACCTGATGGAACTTGGTATCTTGCTGGTCAAGATAGTCCAGAGGGTAGGCAGATGAGATCACTCCTCAATGCTATGGGAGTTCCTAGAATCGTCCAGAGGGAATGGGGTTCAGCTGGAAGACCAAAAATTTATTCTCATACTGGACCAGCTCAAAATATGTCGCAGAGAGACCTTGACTATGACAGAGAAAATTTTAAAGATATTATTTTGAAAGGTAGTGATGCCCCACAGGTTCAAACACTATTCAGTTATTATGGTACTAAAAGTACACACTATATTCAAATTGGTGGATATGGTTTGTATTATATGTCTTCTGATCCAGCTGGACTATCTACCATTGGTGTGAAAAAATTTGATGGTACACTGAAACTAAGAATAAGAAGAAAGCCAAGTGGTAGTAGAACTGAACCATGGAAGTATAGATTTTCCACTGCTCTTCTTATTGATAGAAAACCATCAGTAAGTAATTTTGATCTAGATCAACTGAGTGATGATGATGCGTTATACTTCCTCGATCCTGCATTTAAGGTGGTCGGATAAACAAGTGTCCACTCCCTCCCTACTCCAGCAGAATACGCTGTATAATATGGGTATGAAAAACACCCACCTCGAACACCTGGAAGACGAGATCCTGAACCGTGGCAGTGACGGTGGTATGGATGTGGTCAAAGTCCTTCAGGATGCTGGTAGTTTCCTGTCAGGTAAGCAGAGTAATCTTGGCATCACCACCAAGTGGGACGGTGCTCCCGCTGTTGTTTGCGGCACCGACCCTCAGACTGGCAAGTTCTTTGTCGGCACCAAGTCTGTATTCAACAAGACCAACCCCAAGGTCTGCTTCTCCGATGCTGACATCGATGGTTGGTACAAGGGTGCTCTTGCAGAGAAACTCAAGACATGTCTTGCATATCTTCCACAACTGAATATCAGTGGTATTGTTCAGGGTGACCTTCTCTACACTGATGACCTGCAACTGGGACTGACCCGTAAGGGTAAGGTTGTCACCTTCACTCCTAATACAGTTACATACTCTGTTCCTCTTTCCTCACCACTTGCCAAGCAAGTTCTGATTGCAAAGATGGGTATTGTGTTCCACACTACCTATGCTGGTCCTTCTATCCAGACTGCTCAAGTCGCATACGAAGCACCTGAGATTACCAGCACCAGGGATGTGTTTGTTGCTAGTGCCAACTTCACTGATGCTTCTGGTATTTCTCGCTTTACCCCTGGTGAAGCTAGGAAGTTCATGAGTCAGATCAACCGTACCATCGGTTCTCTCAAGCAGGCATCTTCTTTCCTTGATCTTCTGGGTCAGACTGGTGAATCTCGTTTCGTCATGTCTGTTATGTTCAAACAGTTCTTCAACAAAGAAGTCCGTAAAGGTAAGGCACTTGTCAATACTCGTGGAGTTGCTGCTGACTTCGCACGTTTCTTTGCTGCCCGCATGAACGAGGAGATGCTGTCTAAGAAGTCCAGTGCTGCAAAGGCTAAATATTTACAGATGAAAACTGATGGACTCAAGTTCATCGCAGCAAATGAGAACGCTATCTATTTCACGGTAGCATCCTATATCAATATTCGTGCTGTAAAGAAACTCATCATAAATCAACTCAATAAAGTTCGCACCATTGACACTTTCATGAAGACTGATCGTGGATTCGTTCACAGTGATCCTGAGGGTTATGTTGTCGTCAATGATCGTGCTTACAAACTAGTAGATGATAAGTTCCGTCGTGCCAATGTTACTCTTGTGAAGTCCTGGGATAAATGAAAAGTTTTTCTAGATTTCTATCTGAAAGTGTTACTCAAGCTGCCAGACAAGCCAAGAGGTTAGGTCTTTCTGGTGATGGTCATGGTGGTTGGGTAGATCCAAGCGGTAAAGTAGTTGCGAGGACAGTCGATGGCAAATTGGTTTTCTCCAGTGGAAGGAGACCCTCTGCTGGAACAGATCCTGATAAACCAGGAGCAGCAGCAAGACAAGCACTCCCCGACGAACCCCCTGCTGGCAATGATCAGGGAGCGCAACAAGCTGCACCAGAAGCCGAACCTGAGCAGGAGGTCGAAAAGACTAGAGGGGTAGTCACTCTTGGTTTCGGTCGTTTCAATCCTCCAACTGCTGGACACGCAAAACTTTTAGACACCATTGCAGATACTGCTGATGGTGAACAGTATTACGTTTATCCCTCTCACTCTCAGGACGCAAAGAAAAATCCTCTGGACTCTCAGACTAAAGTAGAGTTCATGAAGCAGTTGTTCCCTGATCATGCTAACAACATTGTATTTGATGCTAGCATTAAAACTATTCTTGATGCATTGAAGCAAGCAGATGTCGAAGGATTTGCCAGTGTCAACATCGTGGTTGGTGCTGATAGACAGAAAGAGTTTGAGACCCTCGCAAATAAGTACAACGGGCAACTCTATAATTTTGATGAGATTAACGTCATCTCTGCAGGAGAGCGGGACCCCGATGCTGAAGGCGTCGAAGGTATGTCTGCATCTAAACTTAGAAAGTTAGCAATTGATGGTGACGCAGAAGGATTTGCTGCTGGTCTTCCACCAGGAACAAAACCAAAACTTGCACAACAACTCTTCAATACTGTTCGTAAGAGTATGTCTGTTAAGGCAGAGACTTGGGAGATTGCTCCTAAGTTTGATTGGAAGAGTCTTCGTGAGAACTATATTAATGAAAAAGTATTCAATGTAGGAACTCTTGTTGAGAGTCTCAATACTGGTTTGATTGGTCGTGTTATTCGTAAAGGTGCTAACCACATCATCGCAGTGACCAAAGAGGGACTGATGTTTAAGTCCTGGATTCGTGATATCACAGAAACATTTACTGACAGGGCAGGTGTTCCCGCTTCCCAACGTGGAGTGGGCACTGATTCTTATCGTAAGTACGTTGAGAAGTTGACTCCTAACGACAAAGTTAAATCCCTCATAAATAAAAACATATACAAGACTGGATCTGGTAGAAATGTCTGATAACTTTATCCAAGAAAACTCTGAGACCATCACTCTTCGTGCGATGGCAAACGTTTTCATGTCCGAAAAACTTGATGCTGTGGGCAAGGAAGATAAGGACATCGATAATGACGGTGATCATGACAAGACAGATAAGTATCTCCTGAATCGTCGCAAGGCAGTTGGTGCTGCTATTGCGCGAAAAAAAAAACTAAAGGAGGAAGCAGCGACTGCGGTTGCGAGCACTGATGACGAGAAAGAAATTACCGAAAAGAAGGTAAAGAATAAGGTCGTCATCAACCCTGAAGTTAAAGAAGAGAAAGATCCATTCGGTAGACCTGGTGGAAAGCATGGTGGTGTTGGCAAACCAGGTGGTGGATATGACAAAGCAATCAAGGCAAATCAAAAAGCACTTGATAAATTAGAGAAGAAAAAGGTTGATGAGGCAAGAGAACCTGGTGAGTCACCTAAAGAATACGCTGATAGAGTAACATCGAAATATAAGGGTAAGAAAGTTAAATTATTCAAGGATTATGATCCCATGAAGGATCCAAACTTTGATCATGATAAGGCTGAAAGAACTCGTGGATCAATGAAGGAAGCATCCTGGGATAAGTATGGTCGTCCAAAGACCAAAGAAGGTCGTGCAGCAGCTGCCCGTGCTCAGGCAGAAATTCGTGCTAAGGACAAAGCATCTGGTCGTCGTCCCTATGGTTCCAAGATGGGATATGCTAAAAAGGAGTTTGACGAAGAATCATATGATAATCTGAAGGATAAAAGACTTGGTAGTTATCCAAAGTCAAAGTCGGAACCAGTACCTGAAGTTGACTCTATGGCAAAAAGAATCGAAGCTATTAGAAAGTCAATCAAGAAGAAGTGACTTTCCCAGAGAAAGTAATTACTGACGAACCTGTCTGGAGTGTGATCATCATGTTGATCATTCTCTTGGCAGGTGTTTCGTATTATGTGTATACAATAATTGATTTAGCAAATAGTGAGATGAATAAATAGGAGCGCTATCTGCTCTTAAAATCATGTTGGCATTTTTACTTCCATTAGCATCTAAGATTGTTGACGCTGCCATTGCTAAGATTCCCGATGATGCGGAACTTGGTGAAAAACTTATCGAAATTTGTTTGCATATTCTCGGTAAGGCAGTTAAACTGACCAAAACCGATGCAGACGACAAACTCCTTGAGGCTGTTGCTGCTGCAATCAGAAATCGTGAAGCTGGTTGATTATAAATAATCCTTAGGTAAAACGTAATTGCGAGTTAAGACATGGCTCTCTGGGGTAACGACGATAACATCCAGACTTTTGGAACCGTAAGCCTTTCTGGTAATACCGTAACGGGAACTGGTACAACCTTTTCGACTGATATTACAGTTGGACAACTTATCCGTTTCGGTGTTCGTGGTGGAGTAGGAACATATTATGGTGATGCCGTTGTTATCGGTATTACTAGTGATCGTGTTCTTACAATTGGTTCAACTGCTGGATTGAATCCTGCTCTTATCGGTGCAGGTGCTACACAGTATGGTGTAAGTGAACTTCCAAAATCTAGTGTTCTGGATCATCAATATAGTCAAAAGCACGATACTCAACCATCTTACAGAACGATTGCAGAAGCAACCGTCAATGGAACTGTTGCTATTGGTACTGCCAATATTGCAATTGACCAATCTGTTGCTGGTCTGAATCTGACTGTTGGTGGTCATGCTAGACAAGGTGTTCTGAATGATGGATCTGTCATTCAGTTTGCTGGACTTGGAACTGCACTTGCAAGTGCTGACCAGGCTGCTGGTATTGGTACTGATTTGATTCCTGTCGTTGCTCCCGCTGGTGTCGTTGCTAGTGACAGTGTTGATGTTGAAGTTGGTGGTATTGATGTTTCGGCAACGATCCTTAGTATCGGTGCTACTACAATCAGTATTGCTTCCACAATTTCTTCTGCAATCAGTGCAGGTGATCAACTGACATTCACTAGCGATAAGGTTATTTCCTTAGCATCTGGTGTCACTGCTGAGATTGCTGATGGTGCTCTGATTGAATTCCAAGCACTTGCTGGTGGATACGATAGAATCGTCTATGGTATTTCCACAGACACTTCTGGAAACTCTGTTGCCTATCAAGGAGCAGATCAAGGATGGGTCGGTGTTACTACATATATTGATATGCACGGTAACTTGAGAGTCAAGAAAGAAACTCTGGTTGCTATGTCTGGTATTCAAACTGGTGCATTCGGTATTAATTATCCTACTGATGTCTGATTAAATGAGATTTGATGATTTGAACGATAATAACTATCTCCTTTTTGCTATTAAAAATTACGAAAATCCCCAGGCAATCACGAAGGAAGACTTTGAAGACGACTTGAAGCGTATCAAGTACGTCAAGAGGTTGTTGAAAAGATATAAGAACACGGGTGAGTTGAGGACACATTTGATTCTCAATCACCTGATTGTTCTTTTTAATGTATTTGGAGATGCCGCTGTTCCTCTTTTATTCTTTAAACTTGACGAAGAACTTTGGTCATCAACAAAAAGTTTTTTAATATTTTTGAATAGAATTCCAGAGCATCCACGTTCTGATTTGGATAATATCTTACAAGATGATTATTGCTTAGAGCAATTGCAATTAATCTAATGGATAAGAGACTGCAAAAGATAATCGAATATTTTCATGAAGATGCTGGATTTGCTGGTGCTCCTACCAACAATGCCAGCGGAGGTGCTATTGCAGGACTCCCACCAGATCAACCACCAGTAAAAAAGAAAAAGAAAAGATACATTTACGGGAAGGGATATCGTAAAATGTGGATGACGAAGGATGGATCAAAATCTTAACACAGCAATAATTGAAAGGTTAGAAAAAGTTGTAGATAGTCTCCAAGAAAACTCCATTCAAATGGGGAAACTTCTTGCAGTACATAATGAAAAATTAGATAAGCAAGATAGAGTAGACGAAATTTTATTTGAGAAGTTAGATAGATTATCCGAGCAAGTAAAGAGAGAAACTAATATAATCAAGAAAGGATGTGAAAGAGATATCCGTCTTATTGATGATAGGTTGAGGGTATTAGAAAAAAAGATGTGGAGCATCGCAGGAGCATTAGCAGTTGTTAGTGTGATGCTCTCCCCCATTGGACAAAGGATTTTATCTCAAGTCTTGACACCACCAGTACAAACGAGTATGATAGTGCCAGGGAATACTCTGGTGAATGGATCTAATTGATTCGAAATACGTTGGTCTTATATCAGCAAGACTTCAAAAATTTAAGAGAGTAAAACCTAACCTCTATAATTTTAGGTGTCCTATCTGTGGAGATTCTCAGAAGAATAGGAACAAAGCTAGGGGTTATCTTTACGCAGTAAAAACAAACACTAATTTCAAGTGCCATAATTGTGGTGCTTCAATGTCGTTTAATAACTTTCTGAAGAAGGTTGACTCAACGCTTCATGGTGAATACACCATGGAAAAGTTTAAGGAAGGATTCACAGGTAAGAATTTCGTTGCAGATGAGCCTAAATTTGATTTTAAGAAACCTACGTTTAAGACCAGTATCGTTCTCCCTTTATGCTCTGAAGTGGAAAGTGGTAGAACCTATCTTGAGAAACGAAAGATTGACCCGAAGCAATTTTATTTTGCTGAGAAGTTTAAGGAGTTTGTTAATTCATATAAACAAACTTTTGCAGACAATGTTCTTGAAGAGCCTAGGATTGTAATTCCTTTATATCGAAATAAAAACCTAATCGGATTTCAAGGAAGATCTCTAAGAAAGAACTCGATTAAATATATTACCATCATGTTGGATGAGGATGAACCAAAAATTTATGGACTTGACGGTATCAATAAAAAACTACCAGTCTATGTGGTCGAAGGACCCTTTGACAGCACTTTCCTCAACAATAGTGTGGCTCTGTGTGGCAGTGACGGTGACGTTAGTTGTCTTGAAGGAAGCGATGTTGTTCTTGTTTACGATAACGAACCCCGTAATCGAGAAATTGTTAATCGTATTGACAAATGCATATCAGGAGGGCAAAGGGTCGTCATCTGGCCAAGTAACATAAAAGAAAAAGACATCAATGATATGGTTCTTGCTGGACACGATGTTCAATCTCTGGTAGAATCAAATACATATTCTGGGTTAGAAGCAAAATTAAAATTTACTGAGTGGAAAAAGGTATGAGCAACGGGATCAAGGTTAAGAAGAGAGATGGTCGCATTGAATCTCTGGATCTAGAGAAGATGCATCTCATGGTTGACGAGGCATGTAAAGGACTTGCAGGTGTCTCTGCCAGTCAGGTTGAGATGAAGTCTGGTATTCAGTTCTATGACGGTATTACAACAGCAGAAATTCAGGAGATCCTGATTCGTGCTGCTAGTGACTTGATTGATTTGGAAACACCCAACTATCAATTTGTTGCAGCACGTTTGCTTCTGTTCGCATTGAGGAAGAGTCTGTATGGTCGTATGCATGACACTCCTGAACTCTACGCTCACACCAAGAAGTGTGTAGAAAATGGTGTTTATGACCAAGCTATTCTGAAATCTTACACAGAAGAAGATTTTGTGAAGATGCAAACATTCATCGACCACGATCGTGATTTGCTGTTCACTTATGCTGGTTTGAGGCAGGTTGTAGATAAATACCTAGTGCAGGATAGAAGCACTGGGGCAGTGTATGAGACACCTCAGTTCATGTATTTGCTGATCTCTGCAACCTTGTTTGCCAAGTATCCTGTAGAGACAAGACTGGACTACGTTAAGAGATACTATGACGCAATCTCCAGACACAAAATCAACATTCCCACACCTATCATGGCAGGAGTGCGAACTCCACTTCGACAATTTGCTAGCTGTGTGCTTGTTGATGTTGATGACACCCTCGATAGCATCTTTAGTTCTGATATGGCTATCGGCAGATATGTTGCACAAAGGGCGGGCATCGGTATCAACGCAGGCAGAATCCGTGGCATCAACGCTAAGATCCGAGGGGGAGAAGTTCAACACACAGGTGTTGTACCATTCCTTAAAAAGTTTGAGTCAACTGTCCGCTGCTGTACACAGAATGGAATTCGTGGTGGCTCAGCGACTGTCCACTTCCCAATCTGGCACCAAGAGATAGAAGACATCATTGTTCTGAAGAACAACAAAGGCACTGAGGATAACCGTGTTAGAAAACTTGACTACTCAATCCAGATTTCAAAACTTTTCTACGAACGTTTCATTAAGAATGAAGAGATTAGCCTCTTCTCACCGCATGACGTACCAGGTCTCTATGACGCTTTTGGTACTGATTCATTTGACGATCTCTATGTGGGTTATGAACGAGACGAGTCTATTCCTCGCAAGACTATCGGAGCACAGAAACTCATCCTTGACATCCTGAAGGAACGTGCAGAGACTGGTCGTTTGTACATCATGAACATCGACCACTGCAACTCTCATAGTTCCTTTGATGATAAAGTGAACATGAGTAACTTGTGCCAGGAGATCACTCTCCCTACAGAACCAGTTGATCATATTGATGATTCTAAAGGTGAGATTGCTCTGTGCATTCTGTCTGCTATCAACGTTGGTAAGTTGAAACAGCTAGAAGATTTGGAAGAACTCTGTGACCTCGCTGTGAGGGGTCTGGAGGAGTTGATTGACTATCAGAACTATCCTGTAGAGGCTGCTAAGAGAAGCACCCTTGCTCGTCGTTCTCTGGGCATTGGATACATTGGTTTGGCACATTACCTTGCCAAGCATGGTGTGAAGTATGATGATCCTGAAGCATGGCAACTAGTTCATGATTTGACAGAGGTCTTCCAGTTCTGTCTTCTCAAGTCTTCATGTGAGATTGCTAGAGAGAAGGGACCCTGTGAAGGATTTGAAAGAACCAAGTATTCAAGAGGTATTCTTCCTATTGATACATATAAAAAAGACGTAGACGAAATCGTTCCGAACAAGTTAAACTATGATTGGGAGTATCTTAGGAATTGTATCCAACTCTATGGGCTCAGACACAGCACTCTGTCCGCACAGATGCCTTCGGAGAGCAGTTCCGTTGTGTCAAACGCTACCAATGGAATCGAGCCTCCTCGTGGATACTTGTCCATTAAGAAGTCGAAGAAAGGTCCCCTCAAGCAAATTGTACCTCAATACAATACGCTCAAGAATAGTTACACTCTTCTTTGGGACATGCCTAATAACACTGGCTACATCAATGTGGTTGCAGTCATGCAGAAATTCTTCGATCAAGCCATCAGTGGAAACTGGAGTTACAACCCAGAACAGTATCCAGATAATGAAGTCCCAGTGAGTGTGATGGCAAATGATTTTCTAACTACATATAAGTATGGTTGGAAAACTTCCTACTATCAAAACACCCACGATCTAAAGTCAGATGAGGTAGAAGAAACCAAGGAAACTAATCAACAACTGGATAGTCTGCTAAACGAAATTTTAACCACAGAGGAGGATACTTGTGAGTCCTGTGCAGTTTAAAAAGAATATTAAAGAGGGGTCAGCAGTACAAGCAATGACCGTCTTCAATGCTGAAGAAGTTGACACCAAGAAGCAACCAATGTTTTTTGGCAAACCACTTGGAGTTCAGAGATACGACTCCTACAAATATCCAGTTTTTGAAAAGTTAACCCAACAACAACTAAGTTATTTTTGGAGACCTGAGGAGGTCTCCCTTCAAAAGGATCGCTCCGATTACCAAACACTTCGTCCTGAGCAGAAGCACATCTTTACTTCTAATCTGAAGTATCAGATTATGCTTGATTCTGTTCAGGGTCGTGGTCCTGGTATGGCATTCACCCCCTACTGCTCCCTTCCAGAATTGGAAGCATGTATGGGTGTGTGGGAGTTTATGGAGATGATCCACTCACGTTCTTACACATACATCATTAAGAACGTCTATCCAAACACCTCTGAAGTATTTGATACGATCTTACAAGATCCACAAATCATGGAGAGAGCAGCATCGGTCACCGCTGCCTATGATGAATTTATCAATCTTGCCCACGAGTATGACAATTCACAAGAGTGGGTACACGCTTTGGAAGGTGTTGATTACGCACACAAAGCAAGGTATGAACTCAAAAGAAAACTCTTTAGAGCTGTCGCAACCGTTAACATCCTGGAAGGAATTAGGTTCTATGTCTCCTTCGCATGTTCGTTCGCATTTGGAGAGCTTAAGCTTATGGAGGGATCGGCTAAAATCATTAGCCTTATCGCCAGAGACGAGAATCAACACATGGTCATCACACAAAACAT